CAGCGTTTCGCGCTGCGTATAAAGCTTTGTGGTAGCCTTTAGCATCTTGTATTTCTCCTTTGTCATTTAAGAACGTCTTAATAAAATTTGAAATATCAGATTGTTGCTCTCCTACCTGTGACGGGTTTTTAACACCATACCTAAACTTCTTATCACTAACATTAAAATCAAAACCTTTGAAATCTTCGTTAAGTAATTGTTTAGTTTTTTGTTTAAAAACTTCGTGCTTAGCTTGATTCGTATCTTGCTCTTCGTTGTATCGGTTGAAAAAGTCTGTAGCTTTTTGTTGGTCTTGAGTTACGCCCGGTCTCAACTTGATCTCGTCGTAGTATTTACTCTTTAAGCCTTCAAGAAAGTCTTTAGCTTTTGCAGCCTCCTCTTTAAACGCAATTTTCTTTTTGCGTATATCTTTTGGTTCATCTATATCTTCATCAAAATCAAAGTCTTCTAATAAAAGACTTACATCTTCAGAATCTAAATGTGGTTTAGTTTGTTTATAATATTCTCTAATTAAAGATGTGTTATCAACATTGGTATAATCTGCATTAAGCCTAACATAGTCTTGTACAGTTCCGCCTGTTTCTTCCATAAAAGAAACTAGCTTTTCAATATTTTCAGGTAGAACTCTTTGCTCTTGCATAGCTTGCTCTACTTCTTTTGCTACTTCAGTTTGTTGTTCCTCAGTATCTTCAATGACAGTTAAAGGAGATTCTACTTCTTCGTCGGAGGTCCGTACTTCTTCAACCACTTCTTTGCTGTCGCCACTGTCTTTGGGCTCTTCGACAATAACATTGCTATCATCTGTCTCTTGTGTTTGAACGGCATCGTCTTCTTCTTTTATTATTACTTTAGTAACCTCTGGTTCTGTTTCTATTAAAGGTTCTTTAATATTAACCTTAGTAACTTGATCACTTGATTTACCTAAATTTTTAGGCTTTGAAGGGGTTTTTATTTTAAACTCTCCTTCTTGTTTTACTTCTTCTGACATAATATAATAGTATAAAATTAAAGGATTTTATTTTCAACGAGGCTCAAACTGTTCAAGTCCAAATCCTCCTAGTGAGTCAAATCCAGATGACTCAAAGTTTTTAGGTAGTTCATCGTTTTGACGCTGTGATATCATTTCTGATTGTTGCGTGCCTATAATTCTAGCACGCTCGTCTTTACGATCTTCTATTTCTTTTTCTTTAGATTTTTCAACATCAGCTCTAGCTCTTGCTAACTGTATATTGTAATTAAATTCTTCAGCCATTAACTCTCTTTTTATTTGAGCTTCTGTCTGCATGCGTTGTATTTCAAACTGTGATTTAGCTTGTTCAATACTAACTTTTTCTTGTGTAAGCGCTTGCTGTTTTTGAACTTCAGCCATAGCTGCTTGTTCGGCAGATTGAGCATTTGCTTGTGCTTGCGCCTGTATATTAGCTTGTTGTGCTTCTTGATCTCTTTCTCTTTTTTTCTTTTGACTTAGTTTAAGATATTGATTAGCAAGTTTTATATTACTTATCTGCCTAATATCAATAGCATCTTCTAAGCCAATTTGCCCTGCTTGTAAAGCTATTTGTATATTCTTTTCAAGCATTTGCTTTTCTTCTTCTTCAGGTTCAAGTTCTAAAAATATACCAAACTCATGCATGTTTAATTTACCGACCTCTGCAAGTGTTGCCACGTTGAATGAGTTTATAGAATTTAATAAAGCTTCTTTTAAAAGAGGAAAACTTAAAGCATCAGCAATTCTTAAGCTAATATTTTCTGCGGAACTAACTGTTAAATACATTAAAGACTGTAGTATGTGCTTGGTAGCTGTATTAGAAGCCGCCGCTGCTAGCTTTTGTAAACCTACTAATGAATCTTTAGCTGGTTGGCTACCGTCCCTAGCTTCGTTAAGTCCTGTCACGTCTCTAATCATTTGTAAATAATACTGATATGTTTGTATAAGAGCTTGTATTTTAGCCATACTAGACGATGTTTGCAATTCTTGTATTGGTACTTTACCTCTATTAGGATCACCATCCTGTGTCAAACTTCTACCGACAATACTACCAGTTTGAAAGTACATATTCAAAGCTTCTTGAGCATTATAACTTGTACCATTACCAAGGTCTACCTCTGCTAAACCATCCACGTCTACAAACACACCATCGGGCACTGTTCGCGCTAGCACTTGTTGTATTTTTAAATGTGTAAGCTGTATCATGTCCGCAAACCCAATACATTTGCTAACTAAACTTTCTATACGACCTTTATACATCCGCGGAGCAGATATATTGTAGTTCATTTTAACTTTAGTCTGGTTGCTATACGGTCTTGTCATGTTTTCAGACAATTCCCACTTAAGCATTTTTTCGTGTCCAAGTATTTTAGCGCCACTATATAAAACTTCTATAGCTCTATGAACTCTATCAAAGTTATCGCTTTCAGGTGGATCAAACGTGTCTGGCTTTTCTAAAGCTTTTTCAAGACCTTGATCTGTTTGTTTTATTTTAAATACTTGATTTTCATAAGTTTTATATTCAAAATACAACACTTGAATTTGACTTTGCTGATCGTCTTGAGCGTAATAATTACGAGTGTAATTTACATTACCCGGATATTTTTGTATTTCTTCTAAATCAGAATCTGTTAAATAAGGAAATTGTTTTTTAATCTCTTCAAGAGTAACGCTTTTAACTTCACCTACGTAATATATATCTTCAAAATTAGGGTCTTCAGTATATGAATAAACTAAATTAGCAGGATCTACATAATTAACAGTAATACCATTAGCTAAATTAAAATCTGTTTTAACAGCTGATATACCTATAACGGTTAAATCATAAGCCAAGCGTTTTTTTACTTCTTCGTATTTATTATAATCAAAAACATTAGATATAGCTTCTTCTTCAGCTATTTCAATAGCTTGCTTGTAATTCAATTGAATATATAAATCTAGTTCTTCTTTACTCTCAGGAAGATTTGTTGGATCTGATGTATAAGATAAATCAGCTCCTAAATTCTGTTGTATAGATTCCAAAAGAGGTTTAGCGTTCATATCTCTAAGTATATTCGCTGTGTAATCAGTTCTTTCTTTTAAAGCATAAGGATCTGACGCAAAAGATTTTATTTCATAACCCTTGTCTGTCATACCATTTACAACAATATCTACAAACTTAGATAATACAGCTACTGGTTTCCAGTCTAAATTTAAATAAGATAAATCACCATTAATAGATAATTCATCTTTGTACTTTGCTACAGATTGTTCGCCTCTAGCATATAGTCTTAATCTATGAAAATCTTGCCAACTATTACCAAAACGGCCTCCGGATCCTAAACCTCTATCGCCTCTAAACCATTCGTTTTCTATAGCTCTTCCTACAGCTAAGCCATAATCATATGTCTTTTTCTCTGCGTCTGGTACTACCTGACTTGGGAAAGAACTATTAACATTAGTGTAAATCATCTATTTTATTATTTTTGAAATATTGCCTTTATTATCATATTTTTTAAATGATAAATTAACAGCCTGTTTTTTTGATTTATAAACTGGTGTATATTTGTTTTTGTTACAAGCCATTATAGCTAAACCAGAACTAATAGAAGCATCGTGTTTTGTTCTATTGTTTATATTAAACTTAGCCCAGTCTTCTAACGTTTCTTGAAAATACATATTACCATACATAGTTTCTTTAAGCCCAACGTGGTCTTCTATATAAGATTCTATAGCAGCGGCGTGAGCTTGCTTAATATCTTCTGATGAGTTAGGTATTCCACCTATCTCTCTTTCTGCTACAGACAGTTTTAATTTATCTGGTCTGTTCATTGAGAAAGCTCTGTAACCTCTACGTTTTAAATAATATAAAAGTCTAGGTTTATTATTTTCTGCTAATATTGGCATGCCATAGAAATGCAAAGCCATAAGCACATCTTCAAAGAATATCTCAGCTGTTGGAGGTCTTGATATATATTCTAAGAAAAACATATTAGCCGGTACGTTTTCCATAGAGAATTTTGTAAGTCCGTGAAGAGCTCCATTAGATCCTCTATTATCTACTGTACCCGATATATCGTATGAGTCACATCCAAAAGCACCACAGTGCTCGTTACCAGGATATTTAACTCCATTCTTTATTATTACACGATTTTGTAATTGTATAGGTGGAACCCATGAAACTAAGAATCTACCATTTTTATTTGGCATAAAGTTAACAACAGTATCTTTTATACCACCTTGCCAAGAAAAGTTACCTCTTGTTACTAATTTAGAGTTATCAGACTCGTCGTTATAATCTATCTGTTCGTATATCTTAGTTAGATTAAATAAAGATTGTTTTGTCTCATCTCTAAAAGCATGTTGCTCTGTTCGGGGAAACTGCCTATAATATTCATTTAAACTATCTTGATCACCTTTTAAACCATCAACTTCATTTTCCCAATGGTTTATAACCCCTACTTCAATTTGTAATCCGTCTGCACCTTCAACTGATTTTGCCGGCGTATCAAAGACAGGGTGTCCATAAGTATCAATGAATCCTTCGTAATTCCACTCCATAGGTATGAACAAAGAATATAGTCCTGAGCTAGTCTGTCCGTTGCGGTTTCTTTTTGTAACGTCTGAAGCATAGTATAATTTTTTAAAGTTTTCACCACCTTTGTCTAAAGCGTTTGAGGTTGAACCCATCATACACTTACCTACAATTCTGCTACCCAACCTCAATGTGGTTTTTGTAACCCTCCAGTTGTTTAATATGTTATCAGGTCTTTCCCATTTACCTGATTCATCGTGTACAAGCAGTTTTAGTTTTTCACCATCATAACTGTTGTCACCTGTATTTTTCCAGTCAATAGTTGTGTCAAGACCTACAACTTCATCAGGTGTTTCACCTTGATCCAGCTTTCTACGAGTTAGCTTTGATGCTGGCACTCTGTATGCTAGTTCTGTTTTTGGACGATCCATACCGTCCTGTATTGGTTTAAAAAAGAAAGGGTAGTTGATTGATATCGGTACTACCTTATCTGTGAACATTTTTTTAGCATCAGCCCCTGATTTTGATAAGATACCGAATCTTGAATCTGAACTGATTGTTGCCAGGTTAACAGTTTCGCCTGATGCCATGAATGAGAAACCTGATCGTCTGTTTTTGAGGTAGCACATACCGTAGCATCTTTGATCTGCTTTGCAAGCTTCCCAGAATATAAAGAATAATCTGTTTGACTCCCTAAAGTCTGCTGCCCCAACATCAATTTTACTCCACTGCAAGTACATGTAGTGAGTGCCAGTGAGATAAGTAGCAACACCTTTGTTATTGAACCAGTGACCCTCATCACGACGCTTGAACTCTTCGTCAATATACTCATACCATCTTTCTTTAAAGTGCTCCGGGTATTTATTCCACTCAAATACACTTTTTATTTTATTTAATTCTTTAGGATATTCTTCTCTAGACCATTTGTCCTTGTCCTTATTTAGTTTACCTTTAAAAGGTGGTAATGCTATTTTAAGGTTTTGTATTTCGTATACATCACCTATTTGACCAGTCTTACTTATAACTACTATATCGTGCTCTTTGTTATAACCGTACTCCCACTTTTTGCTTTTGTTATTTCTACTAACAACGTGAGGTTTTATATGATCTGTAAGTACAGTAAATAAGCTTTGATTGTACATTACTTAGATCTACCTTCTGCAAAACCCTGAAAGGATTTTTGCTTGCTATCGCCTGCTTTATCTTCAAGCATATTCTTTTCTTCTTCGATACGATTAAGTATTTCAAACGCATCAAATATAGCTAACTTTTTTGTTGCAGCCGCGTTCTTTAAACGATCAGCCGAGATGTCATCATCTGAATCTACAATAGGTTCTTTAGCTACCTTAATTAATTCCTCAACTGCTTTTTGCCCAGCTTGGATTATATTCAACTTGGTTTTCTTGGTGCTCATACTTAATTACAATATCATTTGATTTCATACAATAAAGCCTTTGGTCATTTACGATAAACTCAAACTCACTGCTAGGTGTAAACCCTACAGTATCTCCTTCGTTTATTCCCTTAGCTTCTAAGGACTTATTACCGTATTTTAGTACACCAATAAGCTTTTGCTCTTTATCGAGCTCTAGATCATTATTATTTTCAAGTGGCATAGCAAAGCATCTATCAGCAAACGCATACCATTTGTATATTTTTTTATATAAATATATTTGATCTATTTGACAAAAGTAAAGATCGTCTTTAAAATATTTACTACTATTAACTTCTTTACCTTTCATATTATAATACCTTCTAAAGATATTATGGTGAACTATAATTTCATCACCCTCTTCTATAGGCGTATCAAAAGCAAGTGGTGTAGAAATTACAATAGCTTTGTTATTTACAAACTTATGTTTTTCGATACTAGTATTTAGCAAAAGCTCTTTGCCATCTACATCTATAGAATTATCATAAACCTTA